CCTGCCACACCATGAGACTGAAAGGTGGCGAACCTATGTCGAATATAACAGACAAGACGTAGTCACTGAAATGGAATGCTATAAACGGCTCGCATCGTTTCCTGTACCTGATGAGACATGGAACGATTGGTACATCGATATTGAAATCAATAACCGTGGTGTACTTATCGACCATGACCTGGTTATCGGCGCCCTTTGCATCGATGAAGAAAACACGAACATCCTTACAAAGGAAGCCCAGGAAATTACACGCTTGGCCAATCCTAATTCTACGCAAGCACTCCTTAATTGGATTAACACCAACACAGTGGCTAACCTTGCTAACTTAACTAAGGATACGGTTGACGGTGCTCTTAAGAGTGATATTAATCAAGTGGCCAAACGTGTACTTACCTTACGTAAGAAACTGGCCAAGTCCTCTGTATCGAAGTACGTCAAGATGGAAGAGTCCTGGGGTTCAGATTATCGCCTCAGAGGCGTATTACAGTTCTACGGAGCCAATCGTACTGGACGATGGGCCGGACGGCTCATACAGGTCCAAAACCTACCAAGAAACTACATCGAAACGCTTGATGTCGCACGTTCCCTCGTGACACATCGTAATCGTGTAGGGCTCGAACTCTTATATGGTGATGTAGCCGATACGCTCTCACAATTAATCCGTACGGCTATTATCGCCCCCGAAGGTAAGACATTATGCGTGGCTGACTTCTCCGCTATTGAAGCACGGGTTATCGCCTGGTTAAGCGGTGAACTGTGGCGTCAACAGGTATTCGCCCATGATGGTGATATCTACTGCGCATCGGCATCCTCGATGTTTGGCGTTCCGGTCGTGAAACACGGCGAAAACGGACACCTACGACAAAAGGGTAAAGTTGCTGAATTAGCCCTTGGTTATCAGGGAGGCGTCAACGCATTAAAGGCTATGGGCGCCCTTGATATGGGGCTAGCAGAAGAGGAGCTTCCAGATATCGTTCGATTATGGCGTGAAGCATCACCACGTATTCGTGATTTATGGTACCAAGTTGAAAACGCAGCCGTGTACACAGTAACCACAGGTAACCCTATGGGCCTTGACCATGGTATTATATTTCGTTTAGAAATTGATCCGATATACGGCTATCGATACATGACGATTGAGCTACCTAGCGGGCGGAAGCTATTTTATCCTGGCGCGTATATCAAAGAAAACCAATTTGGTAAGGACGCCGTCCATTTCAAGGCGCAATTCAACAACGCCTGGGTGGATGACAGCACGTATGGCGGAAAACTTGTCGAAAACATTACCCAAGCCGTAGCTCGAGACTGCCTCGCTGTTACGTTGAGAAGATTAACGATGGCAGGGTATCCGATTACTATGCACATCCACGATGAAGCGGTTATGGAAATCCCTTCCGAGGATAAGGAGAAAACCCTTGATAAGGTTAACGCTTTATTTGGGGCTCCGATTCCATGGGCTGAAGGGTTACACCTATCCGCCGCCGGATTCACCAGTGATTATTATATGAAGGATTAGAAAGGGCGTTGGCCATATGATTAATGATAAAAAACTAATAATTAGCGTAGGCCAAAGTCGCACGTCTAAACAATGGATTCAAACAGAGCTTATGTGGTCCGAGTTCATTGAACGACTTCGTACTCCACAACGTACTACGGAAACGGTTGAGCAGTATCATCAGCTTCCAAAGTCTGCACAGGCTAAGCTGAAGGACATCGGCGGTTTCGTCGGTGGTAGCTTAATCGGTCTCCAACGTAAGGCGATTAATGTCACAGGCCGTGACCTTATCACCCTTGACCTCGACGCCATTGAGCCTGGCCAAACGGATAATGTAGTGCGTACAGTGGACAGTTTAGGCATGGCGTACGTCGTGTACAGTACTCGTTCACACACGCCACACCGACCACGGTTACGGGTAGTCATTCCAACTGACCGCACGATGACCCCTGATGAGTACGAGCCTATCGCGCGTAAGGTGGCCAGTTTAATCGGCATCGGCATGATGGACTCGACCACGTTCGAGGCTTCAAGGCTTATGTACTGGCCTGGATGCTCCAACGATGCACAGTATGTGTTCCAATACGCGGATAAGCCGTTCTTATCGGCTGACGGCATCCTGGATGAGTACACCGACTGGCGGGACGTGGCGTCATGGCCACAGGTACCAGGTTCAGAGACATCGGTTAGAGTGAAACAGCTTCTTACGAAGCAACAGGACCCATTATCCAAGCATGGTATCGTAGGCGCCTTTTGTCGGCAGTATGGTATTCGTGAGGCTATCGACACATTCCTACCTAACGCGTACACATACGTTGATGGTTCTAACGACCGCCTAACTTATGTCGAAGGCTCGACCATCGGCGG